TCTATTTGTCAAAGCCCAGTTGATTGCGCGAATAATGTTTGTCTTGCCTGAATCCGGGAGGCCGACAATACAATTCACACCTTTGACAAATTCAAGCTTGGTATTCTTATGCGATCGGAAGTTTTGTATCCTTAATTGTTTTATCATTTATGTATCCTTCTTGCATATTCAGCCAGCAGCAATGATTCTACCCGACCGTCGAGCAGTTTACCCCGTTCGGTATGAAAGAGGTAGGACAGCTTAGGAAACAGCTTTAAAACAGCACTAAGGGAGAGCTGTTTTTTATCTGCCGTTGATAGTTTCGGTTCTGCCTTGCCTCTTTTTGATGTAATGCCAAATTCTTTTTTCCAACGCATTGGGTGAACTTCTTGAAAAGGGATTTGATTTACTTCCAACGCTGATAAGATTTTCCCATAACCGACACCATAATTAAACCCGCCTACACTTCCCTGTCCAGGCATTGCTTGTGCTTTTTCGAGAATACAGAATATAGATTTGCAATCTCTTTTGATGGATAAAAATAAATCATGCAATTCTTTTCCATCAATTCCCTTTTGCGGCAACAAAGGCATATCATAAATAGTAATTTTGTCTTTTGTCATATCTTCCATTAATGTAATAGCGCCTTGTTGCCCCGGATCAATTCCAACATATACCATAATCTCATTTCCTCCTAGCGTTGAAAATTCTTAATAACATATTGAAAGCTATTTGTGCGCCATGATAACATCCCGTTTCTTCATCAATCGCTAATGGATCAATTTGGCAAGCCTCGGCATGTCTCATCATGGCATCCCAAAATCTTCTGTCGCTATCTTCAAATGGTTTAAGACAATTAAAAGTTTCATATTTTTTTTCTCCTGCCAAGAAAACATCTGCAAGAGGCTTTAAGATAACAAGAGGCATGGGATACCAACCTTGTTTATCCTTATCATATTTTATTCCTTCGTTCATTTTCTTCCCTTGTTCAGTTGAAATACTTTCCTCCATTTATCAAATTTCTCGTCAATGAGAAATGAATTAAACCCATACTCTTTAAATACATCCATGAAATCTAATGAATAAAATTCATCATTGACAGGATCTTTGATATTGATTTGTTCATCTCCAGCATAAGGCAACGCAACAAGATTAAATGTTTCTTTCATTATCCTTTTGCCTTCTTCGCTTTCAATTTTCTGCTTTGCTTTCCCGTCTTTCAATACATTGTTCAAATATTTTACGGCGGTTTCTGTTCCAATTCCCGGAATGCCCTGAACCGTATCAGATGTACAACCCGCAAGGCTTTTTACCGTAGCCCACTGATAAGGTTCTAAACCATACTTTTTTGTAAAATCGTTTGCGGTAACAATATTTGAAAAGTTATAAATGGAGATTGGTGCATACTTGTTTGCTGATAACAATTGTAACAAATCATTATCTTTTGAAACAATTATGTATTCATCTGGGAAACGAGCAACGCACCATGCAATCAAATCATCTGCTTCATATCCTGTTTGATGATAGACATTTCTAAACCCCATTTGCGGCAATACATTCTTTCTCATTTCAAAAAACTGCTCATGGGCTTTTTTAATAATGTCTGTTTTGTCTTCATCAATTTTACGATTTTTATAAGTTTTGCAATCAAGCTTTCGGTATGATCTTCTTGAGTCCCAACAAAATACAAATTGATTGGTATTGAACTTTTCTGCCAAGAGATATATCTGTTCAAGAAATCCATAAATGACCCCTGTTGGATTTTTCTTGAATGATAGTTCGGACATTGCATAAACGCTTTTATAAGCAAGACCATTACAGTCTATTACCAGTCTCATTAAAATTTCCTCTTGCGTTCCGGAACCATTGCTTCTTCAATTTCAGCCCATTGATCTTCACACATTTTTGACAGCTCATCTTCAAGATCATTTTCTTCGATATATCCAATAAACTCTTCACGATTCTTAAAGATATAACCATCAAACTCAATCTTGCTTGCTCTTGGCCCCCAAAGATAATTGATCATACTGCTGATATTATCTATCCCATAGTCGAATAAAATAATAGATTCAGCTTGCCTAAATGGTTTTGCAACTTTATTTCGTTTGATCTTTGCAAGCATCCTTACGCCATAAACTCTGGTTTCTCCCTTGAAGGTCTTTTTAAGCTTCTCAATTTCAGCAAGCCATGGAACTTGATGGGTGTAAAAATTTAAAGCATCGCCACCAGAACGGTAATGCTTTTCTCCAAATGTAATGCCTATTTTTGTTCTTGTTTGCGAGATAATAAAAAGAGTGATGTCTTTTCCTGTCATTAGATCACAAGCATTATTAAAAAATTCTTTGCTGGCGTAAGCGGCTTTTTCTGTCTTGTAACTACCATCGGGGCTTTCGTCTTTTAATGCAGCTTGTTTAAATCGCTCTTGACCCGCTTCTGAATTTAAAGAATCCCAAGAGTCAAGAATGACAATTAAACATTCATTTTCTTTATGTTCAAGAGCAAGTCTTCCAAAATATCTTCCAAATTCTTCAACGGTTGCAATATCATACCGCCACTCAACTGCATTGACAAAGTCTTGTCCATACATTTTTTCAATGGGAAAATCCATAACACGTTCACGATTGATGTATGCAATCTTGACTTCTTTTACCGATGGGAAAAGTTTTGATTTAACTTTTTTGATATTTCTGAATGCCCAATGTGCTGTTTCAAGTGCGAGCAATGTCTTACCAGAACTACCATCACCAACGATATTGATGATTCTGTTTCGTGCAAACCCACCATGAATACCCTTTTGCGACAATGCAAGATTCAAAAGGGTAGAGCCAGAACTGATAAATTCCGTTCTTTCTTTTGATGCGGGGGTAAAGTTTTTGATGTCACTTTTAATTTGTTCAATTTCTTTTTTCATTTTTGTCTCCATGAAAGACCTTCTTGGTGGTAGACTATTTTGGAAACTAATTACATTTGCCTAGCCACCAAGAAGGAAGAAAGGGCTATCTGCGCGCACGTCGTCTTGAAGGCTTTTCATCTTCGTCTTCTTCATGTTCCCGCTTTGAGGGTTTTTCATCCTCATCTTCTATTGCACGGCGTCTTGAAGGGCGTTCATCCTCATCCTCATCTTCTCTGGAGCGTCGTGAACGAGTAGGCTTTTCATCTTCATCTTCATCTTTTTCACGACGAGATGATCTGGAAGGTTTTTCCTCATCTTCATCTCTCTGTCTTCGAGCCGGCTTTTCGTCCGATTCTTCTTTTTCTTTCAACTTTGCTTCACGCGTTTTCTTTACGCAATCACGCCACTGATCACACTGTTCGCAATCATCGGGATATTTGTTTGCGTCTTTCCCGAATTTGTGACCAAACTCACACTGATCCGCCTGAACATCATCATCTTGTTTTGATTTTCTGGCGGGTCTTTCATCATCGTCTTCATCTCTTCTTCTGGACCGAGAAGGTTTCTCATCGTCATCATCGGTAGCTCTTGCTCTGCGAGAAGGACGATCAGCATCATCGTCGTCAGTGGCTTTTCCGGATTTATAAATATCCAGTACTTCATCATAGGTGGGAATTTTGATTATTTCGTCAAGACAGAAACAATCATCAAGAACATCTTTACTGATCTTAAAACCCTTTGGGCGGTCAAGCAACTGATGACCATAATATTTTGTATCGTTCGGGCCGGTTCCTTCACGTCGGAAATAAACTGATTTGCCTTCGTCGGGATCCATGAAAGGAATAATGGGATCAATCTTTTCATCCATACCTTCCCGAATGGGAACTGTTGCAAGTTCAAGAAGATGTTTTCCCATAAACCAATGAGAAACAACGAAGAGCTGAACGCCTTTCTTTTCTTCACCCTTGTCATAACAGATAATGTTATAAACGGATTTCGGATTACGCTTGGGCATCAACGATTTGATGACATCTTCATCTTCGCCATTCTTTTTCAGCCTTGCAATGTCTTCACAAATCGGGCACGGCTTGCCATAAGTTTTGTTTAAACACATGACTTGGTTTTTACCTTCAATTCCAAGATTGGCATGAAAATAATATTCATAAACATACTGAACCTCTCCCTTTGAAGCTGAAGGATCAAACTTGCCCGCCTCGTACGGCAAAATGTCAATGATATGTTTTCCTTCTCCACATTTCCAAATTCTCTTTTTCGCCTCTTCGTCTTTAAAGAGAAGCCCTCCACCAAATGACTCGTTACGCTCCTGATTCTCTTTGAGGCGCTTCGCCAACTGCTCCCTCATATTTTTACTGCTCATTCTTAAAATCCTCCTTTTTCTTTTTCAACATGGTTAAAAATTCGCTCTTCGCTTGGAAGTAACTTTTAAACAGACTAAATGCAAAAAGCCTCAATACGAGATACAATATAACCAACGCAATACATCCATTGATTAGGTATATAATCAACAGAAAAATATCCATTTTATCCTCTCTTCTTATTCATTTTTTCTGAGAGTGCCTTTTTTGTATTGACAGTGGGGTCAGCATAAATACCATTGATGATCCCTTCCTGTAATAATTCAAGAGAAGTTTTGCGTTGCTGGAAAGCCCACTTAACATCGACCATGATTGCTTCTTCTTCTATTGCTTCGAGAAGCTTTTCATTGACCGCCTTATATTCTTCATCCATACGAATATAGGCATCAAGTCTATTTTCTGTGACTTTCTCTCCTGCCTGTTCAATTTTTAATCTGTACTTTCGATCAAGCTCGGCACGAACCAATTTCTTTTTCTTATCGAGCTCGATACGATTTACCATTGCTCTTGCTGACTTTTCTGCCCACTTAATGTAAAGTCCCGGTTGATTGATGATTTCTTCTTCAAGACGATGTTTGTTGATCTTAATTTCTTCCATATAGTCTGACATGATTTATCCCTCCTTTTTCTTTTATTATATCATAAATTTTTATTTGTTAACCGATTTTTCTCAAAATAATTCTTGATACTTAAGCAAAATGTGCTTAATATATCCTCATACATAAAACATACAAACATGTTCTCCATCCGACATACAAACAAAAAAGTCTCTTCAGCTTTCGCTCGATGCTTGCCGCTATGTCAATCAAAATTCCACTGCTCACTGCAATGCTCTAAAAGAAACAGTTTCTGTTTTTCTGACTATCTCTGCTGCCTGAGTTAAACCAGTTTCCAGGTATCTTTGTGCTTTCGTGTTCTTCAATACGCTTCCTGATAATCTCACAATATGCGGGGTCTTTCTCTATCAGGATATAATTGCGGTTTGTGTTCAGGGCGGCGATGCCAGTGGTGCCTGATCCGGCGCAGAAGTCTAAAACTGTTTCGCCTTCATTAGTGTAAGTTCGTATGAGATATTCTATCAGGGCTACTGGTTTTTGAGTGGGGTGAAGCATTTTGGAGTGGTCTGCCCCCGAAAACTCAAGGATGCTTTTGGGATACCATTGGGTGTATTCCCTATCCCTGAAATGAACATATTTGAGCGGAGAAACATCGCTGTTTCCGTAAAGTTTCGATTCCCTTTTCTTCGGGCGGTCAGTCATAATCGGGTTGTATTTTACCTTTCCACCCCCGAAAACAAGAACATCCTCATGTTGTTGCATCGGCCTATATTTCGCTATCTGAAAACCCACGGCATGAACCTTATTCCACACCCATGAATACTTAAACCATCCCGGATTACTCATCACCAGCGCACTCGTGAATGGCTGGCTACCGAATAATACTATGGCTCCGTTCTTCTTCGTTATCCGTTTCAACTGTTCCCACATAGGTTCAAAAGGAATACAGATGTCCCATTTACACGCCGTAGTTTGATAAGGGGGATCTGCAATGATAGCATCTATGCTATCATTTTCCAATGTCGGCATAATCTCTAAGCAATCGCCTTCGAGCAGACTG